GGCACCGACAAAGCGCGGAGCCTGATACTTATATTCAGGGTTGTACATTTGATATTTTGGTGTTTGCGTGGACGTATTGCCTGATACTGAACCATTTCCATAAACCAAATTTGGATTCAATCCGGCTTGCTTTAAACGTCCCATTTGAGCAGTAGGGGAATTATACTCATTTGCACGGTTCCACATTTCCAGATCCTTTGTATAAGCATACTCCGCCAACTCCTTTTGACCTTTGATTGTTCGCTCGGTATTATAAACTGATCCAAGAGTATTGAGAATATCTCCAGCGCCACCGATAGCGGCAGCCAACATTTCTTTAGACATTGATAGAATTTTTTTATTTAACAATTAAAAAGGTGTCATCTAGCACATATATTATCAAGAGATCTATATGTGCTAGTAATAAATTGGACGCAAAACAAATTCGAGAGAACCCCTCCTTGCAGTCGG